TGACATTGACAAAGGTCGCGACGCGTCGTTGACCCATTTGTTGGATTGTTTCCGATATTATTTGTGGACGTTCCACAACGATTTCATTCGTTGGAGGAATTGATTTTTGACGTACTTTTGAAACATGCCGAAAAAATTGGATCGTTGCGTGGCCCAGGTTATGCGATCGGGAAAATCCGAATCGTCCGCGTTCGCCATTTGCAACGCGTCAATCAACGCCGCAAAAAAAGCAAACAAACCCAAAACAACAAAAAAATGAAGTGGTTCAAACGAAAACCGACAACACAACCACCCGTTGAAACCCATGTCACGGGATCAAAAATTCCATTGGTGAAAATATTCACCGAACCCGACGGGACCGATTGGTTCGAATATCAAAACCCCATGACGATCCCCGCGAAACGTGCGATCGCCGCAGAGGTGGCGACCCGATTCGCCGAAATGAACATGACCAACGATCAATTGAAAACGTTGATCGAATCCATGAAGCGATCCGCCAACACGGGAAACATTGTCGAAATGTTCCATGTATTGACCGAAATGGAATTCCGATTGGAATTCATTGGTGAGGAACAAACCATGGTCGAATTGGCCGCGTGTTATTTCGTGATCGACGGGGAAAACGAAACCGAGTTTTCCGACGTGTGGAAACAAATCAAATTGGATCGAATCAAATCAAACCCCCAGGTGTTCGATTTTTTTGTCCAACGGGCGTTCGCACACACAACAAAATATTCCGAAATGTCACCAACCGATATTCACGAATATTTGAGAGCAAACGCCCCCGCAAACGAACGATTTCGTCAAATTTTGCAACGATTGAAATCGGGCGATACATTGACGAAATCCAATATGTCAACCAAATCATTTGTGAAAACCGCGTGACCGAAATGAAAGCGTTGGAATCGTTGTCAATTGACGAATATTATCAAACGATCAACACGTTTTTCAAGATTGTCGACGAAAGGAATGAAGCAATGGAAAAAAACAAATAAAAAAACGCCATGGCCGAGGTCAAAAACATTTTGTTCAAATTACAAGCCGACACGTCACAAATGCGTCGGGAATTGGACGCCATAAAGTCGGGGATCACCAATGTGGGAACCGCAACCAAACAAACGGAATCCGCGGTTTCGGGTTTGAAAAAAACATTGGCGGGGGCCGCCGCCGCGTTTGGTGGGATTTCGATCGCCGCGTCCGCCATTGATTTCGGAAAGGGTGCGATCCAAGCGGTCGCAGATTACGAAAATGTCCAAATTTCATTGGAAACATTTTTGGGATCCGCAGAACAAGCGAAACAAGTGTTCGCGGATTTGGAACAATTTTCAATCAAAACCCCATTCACCCCCGAACAAGTGAACCAAGCGGGGAAAGCGTTGTTGGCGTTTGGTGAACCCGTTGAATCATTACAAACCACATTGGGACGAATCGGTGACGTTGCGTCCGCCACGGGAAAGGATTTCAATGAATTGGCGGTGATATACGGAAAGGCCAGGGTTCAAGGGACATTGTTCGCGGAGGACATCAACCAATTGACCGAGGCGGGTGTCCCGATCATTGGGGAATTCGCCAAACAATTGGGTGTCACCGAGGGCCAAGTCAAAAAATTAGGATCGGAGGGTCGGATTTCATTCGCCAATTTGGAGGAGGGTTTCAAATCATTGACGTCGGAGGGCGGACGATTTTTTGGATTGACCGATAAGTTGTCACAATCAACGTCGGGTCGATTGTCCACATTGGAGGGGAATTGGACCGAATTGAAACGAACGATCGGTGAGGGTTTGTTGCCCGTGTTCGAATTGTTCGTCAATGGGGCGTCCCGTTTGATCCAAGTGTTGGGATCCATTCCAAAGTTCATTGAAGATAATCGACGGACGTTGTTGTTGTTGGCGGGTGTTGTTGCGTTTTATGTTGGCCAACGAAAGGCGGCGATCCAGGCGGAAATACTTTATGAGGCCCGTTTCAAAATATTGTTGGTCCGCGAACAATTGGGTTTGGCGTTGACCAAAGCCAAGGCGTTTTTCACACGGGCCGCCGCAACCGCGACCAATGTTTTGACGGGTGCAACGTCGGCCCAAGCGGTCGCCACAAATGTCGCCACGGGTGCGACCCGCGCGTTCAACACCGCGTTGAAAGCGAATCCGATCGGGTTTATCATTGGCGCGATCACCACATTGTTGGCGTTGTTTTCCGATTACATTTTCGGGGTTGACGACGCCGCCGCAGAAACCAAAAAATTGTCCATTGAACAACAAGCCATGGCGGATTTCACCGACCAAATGAACAAATCGGTCGCAGAGGAACAACGCGAATTGGATCAATTGTTTGGGGCGTTAAAGAAAACCAACGCGGGATCCGCGGAACGTTCGAAATTGATCAATGAAATCAATTCGAAATATGGGATCACCTTGAAAAATATTTCCGACGAAAAAAAGTTCGTCGAACAATTGGACATTGCGTATCAAAATTTGGTCAATTCGATCAAAGCCAAGGCCGCCGCCGAAGCGGGTCAAAAAGTGATCACCGATTTGTTGTCCAAACAAATCCAAGCGCAAACGTTTATTGAAAATTCAATTGTTGAATTGGGTCGATACGTTGCGGAAAACCCGATCGTGTTGACGGCGGATCCGTCCAAGTTGGTCGGAGGAAACAAGGTTGTCGCGGAATCATTGAAAAATTTGTCCGCGGAACAATTGAAAGCGGTCCAAGCGATCGCAAAAGAAACCGAAAACGCCGCCAAGGCCACCGAGGAATGGATCGAAACGGGGAACGCGGCCCAGGGTGAAACATTGTACAATCAACAATCCGCAGACATTCGCCGAGTTCGGGAGGAAACCGAGGGGGCGAACGGTGCGATCAATCGATTGAATGAAACCGTTGGAAACGCCGCGAATCAATTCGAAGCCAACAACCCGTTTTTGGTTTTGAATGAGGAACAACAAAAATTGATTGACGAATCGGGACAATCGGGATTCCAATATTTTTTGGGGATCGTGGGTCAAACCGACGACGCGATCAACAAGGTCCAACAAACCGTCACCAATTTCACCAAGGCCGCAAAGGAACCGATCAAATTGGGCGGAATCGATCCAAAGGAGGCGGAAAAAATTCGCGACGCGATCGCCAAATTGAAATTGTCATTGGATCGTGAATTGGCCAAACAAAAAATCGAATTGAATTTCCAACCCACCGTTTTGGCAAACCCCAAGACATTGGAGGAACGAATCGCACAAATCCGAGGGTTGGCCCAAAAGGAACGCGAAATTTGGGAAAACGAAATTGAAAACCGAATTGAAGATTCACGAAAGGAGGGGACATATACGACCGAAATCGCGGCCCAATTTGCCACGATCAAACAAAACGGTTTGACATTGATCGAAAACGAAACCGAGGACAAAATCACCGATTTGAAAGTTGAAGCCGAGAAAAAACGCCAACAAACATTGGCCGCGATTGCAGAGGTTGAAGCCGAAAAACGGATCACATTGGAGGAACAAAACACCCGCAAATTGGAGGCGGAACGATCCAAATTGATCAATCAATTGGGTGAAGCCAGGGGAACCGAGGAACAAAATCGGATCCGTCAACAATTGAACGCGAATTTGGCGTTGATCCAACAATCATTGGATCGTGAAAGGGAGGCCAAGATCGCCGCCATTGAAGCCGAACGCGACGCCGAATTGAACAATGTGGAATTGACCGCAGAGGAACGACAATTGATTGTCAAAAAAGCGGATTTGGATATTTTGAAAACCAAACAAGAGTATCACGACCGATCGATCGAATTGTTGGAGGACGAAACCGAAAAAACAAAAAAGGAAGCCGAGGAAAGGAAAAAAGCGATCCAACAAGGAATCGAGGACGTTTTGAAAGCGACGTTGGATTTGGCCAACGCGGTGATCAACGCCCAAATTCAACAAACCGAAACCGCCATTTCGGCCCAACAAAAACGTGTGGACGCCGCCGCGGAAATTGCAGAGAAAGGAAACGCGGAATTGTTGCAAATCGAGGAGGAACGATTGCAAAAGTTGAACGAACAAAAAGCCAAATTTGTCCGCGCCCAACAAGCGTTGGCGGCGATCGAGTTGGTGGCGAATTCCGCCGTGGCAATTTCAAAGGCCGCCGCCGAGGGTGGGGCCGCCGCACCGTTCACCATTGCCGCGACATTGATCGCATTGGCCGCGGGATTAGTTGCCGCCCGCGCCCAAGCCAGGGCCGCCGCGGGATCATTCGCAGAGGGTGGATATACGGGGGACGGTGGAAAATACCAACCCGCGGGTGTGGTTCACAAAGGCGAATTTGTGATCACAAAAGAAAAAACCCGTCAATGGCGTCCCGTATTGGAGGCGATCCACGCGGGTCGTGATCCAATGTTGACCAAAGGAATCAACGAACGGATCGTGGCCGTGAACAACAAGGCCATGGAATCAAAATTGGAAAGGATTGAAACGGCGATCCGTGATCAAAAAGGATTGGCGTTGTCAATTGACGAACGTGGGATCCATGGGATTGTTTCCCGTTTGGATTACAAAAACCAACGAATCCGAAACAAAGCGAAATGAACACATCAATCAAAATAAAGTTGAACGGCGTGTGGATCACGGGACGGATCGACGGGACATCGTCGTTTGAGGTCACGTTGCGACGATCCGACGCCAATGGTCAAACGGCCAAATCGTTTTCGTCCGAGTTGACATTTTACGACGACGGGTATCAAATTTTAAAAACCGCATTGATCGACGATCCGAATGGGTTCGCCAACGAGGTCCCGATCGAGGTGTGGGACGATTGTTGTGGGACCGCCCAATTCGTTGGGGTGATCAAAGGGGACGCCATTGATTGGTGTGAACCCGATTGTTCGATTTCGGCGAACGCGATTGAAACAACGCCCGAATTGAATTGTGTTCAATCCACAATTTTGTGGGACAATTGGAACGGGTTTTTGTATCAAAACCGTCCCGCCATGCGATATTGTATCGACCACCGTCCCGCGTTCATTCAATTGATCATTTTGTGGGTTGCGTTTTTGTTGGTGTATTTGGTTGACATAATTTTGATCCCATTGTTCATTGTGTTGTTGCCGTTGTTCGTCATTTTTTTTATTGTTTGTTCAATTGTTTGCGCGTTGCCAGGGACCGATTGCACCCAAGACGATTGCAATGAATCCGATTTGTCGCCATGGGGCGCGTTTCAATTGATCGGTGACATCAACGCCGAAATCGCCGAGTGGGTGATCCCGTGCGGTTTTTATCACCCGTCCGCATTGGTTCGCGATTACATTTTGAACGTTTGCGGAAAATGTGGATTGACATTCCAATCGTCAATTTTGAACGATCCCGCGTCACCATATTGGAACACCGTTTTGTGGGCCGCCCAAGTTCGAAAGGGATTCAAAAAGGACGAAACCAATTTCATGTTGATTTCCGAAAATTTGCCCGTTGAAACATTGGGTTCGTTTTTGGACAATGTATTGAAACCAACATTCAACGCGGATTGGCGTTTGTATGGGAACACATTGGTGTTTGAACGAAAGGATTTTTTCCAAGGAACAACCACATGGATCGACGCGGAACAATTGTTGAACAACAACATGATCGAGGAAAACAAAATTTGTTTTTCATGGATCGATCGCGAACGTTGGGCGTTTGCCCGTTTGGAATATCAACCCGACGCCCAAGAATATTTGGGAAACGAGGCCGCGCCAAGATTCAACGACATCGTTGATTGGAACGTTCCATTCAATCCCGCACAATCGGGACAATATACGGTTTCGTTGCCATTGTCGCCCGTTCGAACACGGGAGGACAAAATCCGTCAAAATTTTTACGAATATTTTGAAAACGCGGCGGGTGGAATTGTCAATTGGTTTTTCGGTGGAACGTTGTCCGATTATTCGGACGCCATGTTGTTGAATGACGACACGGGGTTCAATTACAAATTGTTGATTTGGGACGGTCAATCCATGACCAACGGATCAATCCGTGGTGATTATTCGGATTCGTTCACGGGCGGATCCGTGGTTGTCAATGGGAACACCATTCCAACAAACGCCCGTCACAATTATCCGTTTTGGTTCAAGGAAAACAACGCCAATAATTTGTACACGTTGTTTCATTACATTGACGATCCGAGGAACCCAACATCGACCCAATTCGAATTTGATTTTTCATTTCAATTTTCATGTTCGGATTTGGCGAATTTTGATTGGTCCAAAACGGTCCGCATGTACAAAAACGGATCCGTGGTTTTCGGCCAAATCACGGAGGTCAAATTGAATTTTGTGACACGATTGGCCACCGTGTCGGGAATTGTGTAATTTTGTAAACATGGCCACACCAAGATTTTCAATCGCGTGTTTGAATCCCACACCCCCAGGGATCGCGAATCAATTATTTTTCAAATGTTGCGGGACAATCAATTGTACCGTCACCAATGTCCACAACACCGCGTTGGACGTCACCATGATCAAATTGGGTTGGGCGTCGGGATTGGGTGGGAATTTCGTTTCCACGGGGATTTCGATCAATGGGGTCACACCATGGACGTCAAATTTGCCAATCAACGTTCCCGTTGGTGGATCATTCACGGTTCAAATTGAAATTTGTCACATTGGTAGTTCACCGACGAACACCGACATTTTCAATTTCAGCATTGACACCGTTCAACACCCCACCGAATTGTATCAATTTGGATTCGCCGTCGTCAACAATTTGTCGTCGTATGTTTTCCCAAGTGTGATTGATTTCGGGACGGTAACGTTCGGAACCACGGGTCAATATTATTTCGCGATCAACAATCCGACAATTGGTCCATTGGAATACAACATCATTTTGGACGATTGTTTCATGGAACCACCATTCAACGTTCAAATTTCGGGACCAAATCCCGTTGTGGTTGGGGGGACATCAATGGAAAACGTTTTGTTGGAATGGACCCCCGCGTCCGCCGACGAAATTTTGGATTGTCAAATCATGGTTGAATTGGTGTGTGACGGAATATCAACCAAAATTCCATTGACGGGAATATCCGCCCAAAATTGTGATTGTTTGTGTTGCGACCAGGTTGAAATACAAACCGAAAATGATTTGTTGCGTCCAATCAATGGATTTTGTGGGACCATGGATTTGTGGGATCGTTCCGCGGTGTGCGAACAAAAAACGATCGAGTTCGGTTTTTCTTATGCCAACACATTGACCGACGGCGTCCAAATATGGTTCAACCCATGGTTGTGGGCGTTTTGGTGTGACATTCCGTCCAAATATCCGTCGGGATCCATTGACGGACCACCGCCCGTTGGTTGGTTCATTACATTCAACAACGCGACCACACCGATCGGTGGCGGTCAATTCAACATGGCGTTGATCGGGGCGGGTGCGAACACCATGTCCACGAAAAATTTCAATGTCACATTTGAACCAACGTCGTCAACATCGTTTCGGATCCGATTCACATTTTTCATGATCGAGGATTTGGAGGATTGGACGACGGCCAATTTGGTCCCAAACAATCCAAAATGGCGTCGATCCGACATTGGATCGGTGAATCCACCCGTTGGTGGTTCATTGTTGGACAATTTGATCCCGTCGGTGTACAACATGCCCAAAAAATTGTGTTCATTGTTTTATTTGCGCGATCCGAACACATTGGTGGACGATCAACCATTTGAATGTTTTGAGGAACATTCGATTTCATGGACGGGTCGTTGGTACAATTCGGGGTTGTATGGTCAACCGTCCGAATTCATCAATCATTCATTCGCATTTGAACGAGGCGGAACACCCGTCACCAATTTTTCAACGGTCCAACCGACCACGGTGACATTCACGGTCACAATTCCACCAATCCATGTTGGTTTGAATGGCGTCATTTTTCAAGTGTTTGACGAAACCCAAACGAACAACATGGTCGATTTTTTGACCAATTACGATTCAAGTCGCGCCGAAATCACCACGATCCCAGGAACGACAATTTTGAACAACGATTTGGAATCACCGTCGGCGATCACCCCATTGGGTGGTGGCGTGTATCAAATCACCGCGAACGTCGGAACGGGGATCAACCCGTCGGGCGTGTATCGAATCGCCGCGATTGTTTACGCCGCAGATTTGGCCACGGTGAACACGTTCATTTCGGACGCGTTGGTGGTATCACAAACCCCCGATTTGAATTGTGACGGTTGTGGTATTGCCGCGAAGATTTCCGAATTCCAACAATATTTCCAAGCCAACGAAACACGTTGTGTTCAACCCGTAGCAAAGGAAAGGATCAACCACCATTTGATCATTTCAAACGGTGGAATCAAAGATTGTTTGGCGGAGTGGGGCGCGGCGGTTCCCGAATTTGTTCAATACATGACCAACATCACGTTGAACGTTTATCGTCGGGTCCAAGATTTCCCCAACGTTGGACAAACCACGTTTTTCATTTGGCAGACATTCCAATCAAATCGAATCGTTGGTTTCCCAGGCAATTGGCAAAATTTGGGTGACATGATTGTGACCGACGACGGATCACAAATTGAAATCAATTTTCCAACCCGTGTTCGTTGGGAATCAACGCCATTTGACGGGACGTCGATCATGACGGCAAACACGGCCACATATATGAACCGAACGTCCGCGGGTCCATTGGGTCCCGTTTACGTTGGAACGTTGGGGATCACCAACGATTGGCGATCCGAGGAAATTTTCCTTGAATACAAATTCCGATTTGATTTTTCGTCGTTGTTTGGTCAACCCTACATTCAAAACCAAATTTTGGCGTTCAAGATTCAACCAATCGAAAACGAGGCGGACAATTCGGGTTATTCGAACATTTTGACCAACACATGGATCGAGGGTTTGAATCCGTCCACGGGATCATGGGAAACCATTGACGGAACAATTTGTCCGTCGGATTGGGACGGGATCCGTGTGAAATACGAAGCAAATCAAAACGGCGATTTCATTTTTTTCATGAACCCATTGGGATCGGGAATTCCACAATTGTCGGAATCCGAATTCAACGCGTCGCCATTTGGATTTCCAACATTGAATGACACCATTTCAATCGATCCCGATTTCAGCAATGGAGGCGTGGCGACCGCAGAGTTGAACCCCGCATTGTTGACCAACGGATCGTGGGAAATGTGCGGATTGATTTCAATTCCACCCGCGGTTTTTGTATGTAAATATTTTGAACAAGTTATTTGTCAAGCGGGTTCGGCGGCGTTGGCGTGTGCGGTTCCGTCGGCGGGTGTGGCCAATTTGGTCGCCGTCAACGCAACCAATGGACGATACCGTCAAATTGTATTTTCGGACGTTACGGTTGGACCACCAATCATTGGTCAAACGTATGTTTTGACCTACAATTTGATTTCGGGATCCGCACCAACAAAGGAAATCCATTTTTGGGCGGGATTGAATGGTGGATTTTTTGTCGCGGGTTCAAGGCCGTCCGACGGATTCATTCCGATCGGTGCAACAAGCGGGACAATCACATTTGTTTGGGGTGGAACCGATACGATTGGACGTTGTTTGTTTCAATTGAAAGCGAACACCAATCCGAATTGGACGGGAACCATGGAAATAAAAATTGGAAACACGGCGTGTCCGTAAACAAAAACAACGTAAATTTGAAACATGGCCGAATTGTTCGATTCATATATCAACCCAAACAACCCGTCGGAGGTGTATTGTGATTTGACGGTGATCCGCGATTGTGCGGAACCAAACACCCGATTGTTGTGTTCCACGGTCCAAATTTTTTGTGGATCAAACACGTTTTGTTCCAATTTGATCGTTGGGAATGGTTTGGTCATGTGCGATTGTGGGGATTCATGGAATTGTAATTTGTGCGGAAACGACGGTCCGTTTTGGATCCCATTTCAAAATGGGGATTCGTACACATTCCAATTTCAGCAACCCCAAACAATCGTGGACAAAAATGACGGTTGGGCCGCCAATGGAACATCATGGTCGTCCAACGCACAATTCACAATCACAACATGTTGTGGAAAGGAAATTGAAATCAACGATCGAACATTTGGTTCCATTGTGATCAATCAATTCATTGGTGAATTCCAAACAACCCAGGTTGGAGGAACGGCCACCATTTCACCGATCCAACAAATTCAATTTGATTTGTACGCGATCGCGGAATTGTTGATTTCCATGGGTTACGATCCATGTTTTTATTTCAATTTTTGTTTTGTAACCAAAGGAGCCGAGGACAAAGAATGTTTTTGTTCGGAACCGTTCAAATTGGAGGTTTGCGCGGACAAAAAACAATCGGTGTTGATCGAATCACAATATTCGGGGACGGATTGTTTCGGTTTGTATTACGGGACCAATTTCACCCAAACATGGGGTGGTTTGCCGTTCCCCTATTCAAACCAAATTCGGATCCCATGCGCGTTTGAACAAACAAATTTCAACATCACCAAATCAATCATTGACACGTCGCAGAAAACGACGGCGTCCCAGGTTTGCGAAAATTGGGAAATGAACACGTTCCCGATTCCGCAGACGTTCGCCAAATTGTTGGCGTCAATTGTTGCGGGTGCGGACATCATGATCGACGGCGTTGAATATCAAACAAGCGGTGAAATCGCGAAAAACAACGAAATTGGATCCCGTTGGTGGACCACAATCAAATTCGAACATTGCGAATGTTCCAAATCATTGACATGTTTATGACGATCGAGCAAATCCCCCAAATATTGGGCGACGATAAATTCCGTCCAAGGAAATCCGAACATTGGAACAAAGTTCGGGAAACCATGTTTGTCCACACCCGTGGCAAAAATCCCGAACATATTTTGACCGCCCGTCGTCCGAATGAGGATCCCGACGTTCAAAAATATCGTTTGTCCATTTACGAACCAATCACAAAGGGTTCAATGAATCGGGCGATCGACAAATTGTTCCGCATATTTCAAAACGCCAATTTTTCGATCCAAGTGTCGGACGAATTGAACACATACATGTCGGAACGCAAATTCGACGGTCAATTTTTTTATTCGTACATTCAAAAATTCGTGGTTCGTCGCATGATCGAAGATCCGAACGGATTTTTGGTTTGGATCCCCGTGGGGCCAGGATTGAACGATCCGTCCGTCAAAGTTGACGTGGAACCGTTGTTGATCATGTCGGACCAAATCAAATTTTTGTCCCATGACATGATCACATGGATCGCAGAGGACGAACGATCAACGATCCGTGAAAATGGAAAGTTGGTTGAAAATGGTCGCGTGTTTTATACATTGACCAACATGGGATTTTTCCGTCATTCACAATTCGGGAATTCGATCGACAAAAAATTCGACACGGTGATCATTTACGAACACAACATGGGGGTTTGTCCCGCCATTGTGTTGGGCGGTGATTTGACCGACGATCATTTTTTCGAATCTTATTTTTCCGCGTTTGTTCCATTTGCCAATGAAGCGATCCGACAATATTCGGATTGGACCGCGGTCATGACCACGTCGGCGTTCCCGTATCGGGAGGAAGTCGCGGAAACATGTGACGCGAAAGGTTGTCGCGACGGTGTCGTGTACAATTCCGACCGTGACGAACATGACACATGTTCAAAGTGTAAAGGAACGGGACGCGTGATTTCGCGATCACCATTTGGTGTTTTCCTCCGTGAAAAGGGGAACGCGGCGTTGGGAACCGATTCGGGATCCAATGAACCAATGGTTCGATTCATTTCACCCGCCGTTGACATTATCAAATATTCGGGCGAAGCGTGGGAAACGTTATTGAAAAAAGCGGAGGAATCGTTGCATTTGAACACGATCGACGAGGCCCAAAGCGGAACCGCCAAACAAATCGATCGGGAGGATTCGTTTTCCCAATTGACCAAGATTTCAAACAACATTTTCGACGAAATCATTTTCAAATCGTTGGTGTTTATTGAAAAATATCGAAACGTGATCACCCCAATGGATCCCGTTATCGTCAAACCAATTTCGTTTTCCATGAAAACCGAATCGGATTTGATTGACGAATTGAACAAGTTGACGGACAAAAACGCACCGATCGCGTTTTTGGTGGAATCCACCAAAGATTTGGCGCGGAAACGTTTTTCGGGAAACAAATCGGTTTCGCGAATGGTTGAAATATTGGTGTCATTCGATCCAATATATCATTTGAACACCAAGGACAAACAAATGTTGTTGGCGTCGGGAACGATCCGAAAGGAGGATTTGTTGAAATCGTTGTTCGCTTACAAAACATTGACCGCCATGGTCGCAGACAATGGAACCGAGTTTTTGGAACAACCGTTGTCGGTGATCTTTGCAGAGTTGGACCGCCGTTTGGCCCCGATCATTTTGTCGTATATCCCCAAAACCGTGATTGACATCAACGACGATTCCGCAGACACGGGAACCCAGGACACGGAATTGGCGCGTCAACGTGCCGAGGCCCAAGCCAATTTGAAAGGAACCGTGGGTGGTGTTCAAGGTATTTTACAAATTCAACAATCGGTGGCCCAAGGGATCACCAAAAGGGAGGCCGCCATTTCATTGTTGGAAACCATTTATGGTTTCGACACGGACACGGCGAATCGATTGTTGGGTGATCCAATTGACATTCAACCACCAACCGCGTGATCATGGAACAATTGAAACAATGTAAATTTGGAATGTGGACGTGTACAAACAACGTCACGTCATTTTGTAATACATGCGACGACGGTGACAATTACGAATGTTTTGAACCCGAATTCCAACGTCGTCAAAAGTTAAAAAAGGAACAAAAACAACAACGAAAACAACATGGCGGAATTCACGGACGAAATCATTCGGATCATTGAAAAAAAGGATCGGACGATTGAAACGATCAACGACGATTTGTTCCAATCATTGGATCCAACCCAACAAACGATTTTTGAAGCGGTGAAAAAACACATCGCCAAAATGAAAACCCAGGACGGGAAAATCATTTTCGACGATACGAACACGGACATGGTCAACGAGATCGACCAAGTGATCGCCAACGCAATCAAAAAATCAAAATATCCCCAATCGGTTCGAAATTATTTGTCCGATTGGAACACGATCAACAAATTCAATTTTGACGTCCACCGTGACGTGAATGAATTGTCACAAAAGGAATTGGAGGATTTGATCAATCCGATCCAAAAACAAATGACCGAACAAACATTGACGGGATTGACGGGTTCGGGTGTCAACACAAATTTCATTGAACCCGTTCGCCAAGGTATTTTTCAAAATGTGGTGGCGGGAACATCGATCACCGATTTGGAAAAATATTTGACAACGTACATTTTGGGAAATCCCAATGTGGACGGTTTGTTGTCCCGTTATGTGAAACAAGTTAGTCGGGACGCGTTGAACCAATACGACGGCCAAGTCAACGCCAAGATCGCGGAGGAATTCGGATTGGACGCGTTTCGATACGTCGGTTCGTTGATCGACGATTCACGTCCCCAATGTCGTCGTTGGGTCAACATGCGGGTGATCCAAAAATCCGAGTTGAACAACGAGTTGAATTGGGCCACATCAAACGGGACGGGAATGATCCCAGGAACGAACGCGGAAAATTTCGCGGTGTTTCGTGGCGGTTACAATTGCAGACATTCGGCGATCCCGTTCAAATTGACCAAATCACAACGCGAACAATTGGGAATGGAGGCGGAAAAAACCGAGGAAAAACAAACAACCAAGGTTGACGATCAAATCGCAGAGGTAAAAAAGGACAATAAAACGACCCAAAAGGAATTCGACCAAGCGGTGGCCAAAAAACAATTGAATGACGAATATTTCATTTCGTCCCAATCGCCACAAATCAACAAAGCGTTTTTTGATTTGATCGCCGACCAAGACGGGGCCGCGGAAATCGCCGCAGAGTTCAACACGATTTCGGGTTTGGTTTCCGCAACCGAGGCAACCAACCCACAATCCAAATCCAAATTGTTCGACAACAAACCCAAGATCAACAAATACAATGTTTTCAAATTGGGAAAGGGTGTCGGCGGCGCGTGTGGAATTGACAACAAATGTTGTTTGGTCAAAGTAGGGAAAGGACAAACAATCATTGGTCGTTCATACGACGACGAATTCAAGATCGCCACCGAAAAAATGGAGGAATGGCACAAAAAAAATGTTCCCAATGGTCGCATTGGAACCAATTCAAAAGGTCAAAAAGTTTACGCGGACGAACAAGGTTACACGATCGCGGCAATTGATAAAAATGGGAAACCCCGATTTTTCACCATGTCGTCATTGTCGGAGGCCATGGACAAAAATGTCGCCCCAACCGTGACCCATGAATTCGCCCATTTGATCCACAACAAAGTGGATCCGAAATCATTCGCGGGAATGGGTGATCGTGTAAAAATCAAAGATTTGGCCGCCCAATTGGGTGTCAAATTAAGCGACGCCCCAACCACATACGGATCAACCAATTGGTCCGAGTTTTGGACCGAATCATGGACCGCTTACACATACGCCCCAAAATGGTTTGAAACGGAACACAACGCCGCGTTCAAGTTATTCGAAAAATTATTGGACGAATATCAAATCGACCCGAAAACAATCAAACAATTCACAAAATGACAATTGAAAAAATGACCGAATTGGCGGAAATGACAAACATGGCCGCCATGAATGACGACATTGAAACATTGAAAAAAATCAAATCGATCATTGACAACGACAACACCGAGGAATTCAAATCAAACATGGGTGACGAATGGTTTTATTCGTCATTGACGTCCGCGCAAATCAACGCGTTGGAATCATGAATTTGACGTATATTTGTGAAAACAACAAACAAATGGAAAAAATCCGAATTCAAAACATCAAAACGGGCCAGGTGTCCGAAATTACAAAAACGGCGTGGGACCTATTAAAAAAAGGCGGACGATCAAAAGTTTTTGACGTGATCCCAACCCAAAATGAACCCGTGAAATTTGTCGTTCCCGTAGAGGAAACAACAATTGTTGAAACGATCGTTGAATCACCAATCGCGGACGAACCACAAACGGAATTTGTTGACATTGATCAACCAACCGCCGAGGAAACAAACGAGGAATCCGCACCCAAAAAACGCGGTCCAAAATCTAACAAATAAAAAAACAACGACCCATGTCAAAGATTGAAACATTTTTGAAAAAAATCGGTGTCCCAGGTGACGCGATTTCAAAATTGACCGCCGAGGACGACACAACACCAATCGAGGAAATCGCCACATCATTCAAGGCCGTCCAACGTGACGTGTTGAAAAATGATCCCGAATTCATTCAACCCATAAAGGACGAAATCCGCGGATCCGAATTGTCCAAGATCGAACACAAATTGAAAAAAACGTTCAATTTACCGTCCGAGGAAATAAAGGACAAAAAGTTCGACGAAATCATTTCGATCGCATACGACCGCGCGTCCAAGGCAACCGCCCAAGGCGCGGAGGAAATCCAAAAAAAGTTGATCGAATTGTCCAATGAAAACAAACGATTGTTGGAGGACGTGATCCCCGCCAAAGAAAACGAGGCCAAAAACCAAATCAAAACATTCAAACGTGAATCGATCATTTCCCAAGCGATCGCCAAACGTCAATTGATTGTTTCGGCGGACGTGGTGAACCCCGCGGTTCGTTCATTTTTGGACAACAATTTCAACGTTGACGTTGACGACAATGGTCAATTGGTGGTCAAGACAAAAAATAATTTGAACCCATTGAACCAGGACGGGACGAAAATCGTTACCTTTGACGAAATATTGGATTCGCATTTGGCCCAATTGGGGGTGATCAAACAATCAAATGGATCACCGAACAATCCACCAATGAATCCAAAAGGAACGCCGCCCAACCCCGCATACAACGGAGGCAACGACGGACCGAAATATCAATTGGCGGGTCTTAAAAAGGCCCAACAAAACGCCGAGGAATTGACCAAAATGAAAACATTCGGTCAAGGATCCGCAGAATAAAAAACGGGCCGTCGGGCCAAAACGAAATCCACGGGTTCGCCAAACCAAAATGGCAAACAACGGGGAACCGACCCATTTCGGAATGATCACATTTTTGTGTGGTTGTGACGTCATGGGTTTCGTGTTTTAGGACCCCACCAAAATCAAAAAAGTTAAACCAAAAAAAAAAACATCATGGCATTTACACAAGGTCTTTGTCAAAAATTACAAGCGGATTTGAATTCCGTGGCGGGAATGAACGCCCCCGCATTGAAACGCGATCGCGTTGGTTATTTGGACGCGTTAATGTCCGAGGAAAACCGAATGGGATTTGAAGCGATTCCAATCCCAACGAACGGAAAAAATCGCACCGTTCAAGTGAATTACATTCAACGCGGAACCGATTCGGACGTGAATTTGACATGTTCAAATTCATGTGACACCGAACAAGAAATCGCGCCGTTTGAAACCAACGTGTCAATCACGAATTGTTTGGAAACCAAAGGAATGAAATTTTCCGAGGATCAAATGAGAAAATTGTGTGAGGCGGATTCGGTTTATGTATCGAACGTGATCATGTCACAAATGAACGCAATCAACACCGCATTGAACAAACAATTGTTGGCGGAACAAGCGTCAAATTTTGGAAAGTTCGCAGACGGAACAACCCAAAAATCAATCAAATTGTTCGAAGCAACAACAAACGCCCCCCGTGCGATCGCGTCGGCCCAAATCCGTCACGAATACGATTTGGTTGGTGCGAGTGGTGCGCCAATGATCATTGGCGGCGGGAATTTCGATTTGTACGCAAAAACACAACAAATCGCATGTTGTAACGCCAACACGGGAACCGATTTGTCACGTTGGACCGATTACATGTATTTCAACGACCGTTTCGCGGAAAGCGTAATTGGTGCGGGTGAATTCGTGGTTTTGGCCCCGAACGCGGTTCAATTGTTGACATGGAACAAATACGTTGGCGATTACGCAAAAAGAAACGACGTTTTCGAACACGGAACGATCACCGATCCATTCACGGGTTTGACATACGATTTGAAAGTTCATTACGACGATTGTGCCGACGAATGGTCGATCAAATTGTTGTTGAATTGGGAATTGTTTTTCATTCCAGGACAAGCGTTCAAATCGTCGGATCCAAATTTTGGCGTGAATTACACGTTCAATTTCAAAGATTGTTCAACAATCGTTGGTTGTTAAAAAAAACACCACCCCGATCAATGATTGGGGTGGTTCAATTCAATTAAGTTAAACAAAAAAAATCAAAAAAATATGGCATTGTGTCCAAGTACATGCGCCCCCGATCTTCCCGAAAGTTATTCGGGCGGGTGTGGCGTTTCCACACGAAACGGTGGAATTTCAAAATTGGCGTTCGTGAAATGTGATTACACGTTCACCGACATTTCGGATCGAACCGAATGGATCGCGGCGATCGCGTCGAAAAATGTTGTTTTGACGGGTTTGATTTTGGGTCAAAAACCCAAGGGATCATTCACAAAAAAACGAATTTCGTCATGTGGTCCCGAAGCGATCGTGGGCGGTGAAAAATCCGTGACGTTCCAAGATTACAATTCAAATCCCGAAGATTGTATGGACATCGATTTTTGGAACAAGATCCAACAAAACGCGACCAATTATCAATTTGGTTACTACACATGTGACGGGTATTTTTACGGATTGATCGAATCGTTCCAAATTGAAGTCGATCAAGTGATCGAGGACAACAACACGGGGTCAATCTTTTTTGACGGAACCGTGACATGGAACACGACCACAATTCCGTGTGGCGTTGCGGTGAATTTGGACGGAATTTAATTCGTCCAAATCTTTGTTCATTGAAAACCCCGTGGTGTTTGTTCGCCATGGGGTTTTTTTTATTATTTTTGAAAACATAAACCAAAAAAAAATGGCCGAAATCATTTCACAAATCGACCCAAAAACGGGTGAATCCGTGTTTGTTGATCGTGCAACGGGCGAAATCGTTGTTGTTGAAACATTCCAAATCAAAGGATCCGACGTCGTTGACGCGGGATCGGGCGAAATTGTTTTCACAGTTCAAAAGGACGGGGAATTGGTTGACGCCAAGGGCCAACCCGCCCGTGTGACCATTGATCCAAAATCGGGTGAAATATTGGTCAACGGTTCGCCATACGGAAAAACAACCGACGGTGGTGGTGGTGGAACGGATCCCGTTGATCCAAAGGATCCAAACGGTGGTGGTGGATCAAACGGTGGTGGTGGATCAAATGTCAATGACACGGCCAACGCGTTTTCAAAAACCAAAATTGACCGAAATGGAATCCCCGCGGGGAACGTTGTTCCATTGATCCAAATGGACAACCGAGGTCGTCAAATCAATTTCACCCAGGCCGTCGCAAAATCCGCCCAAATTACATTGGGCAAAGGTGGCGCGGGATTGGGAACGGATTTCAAAAAACGAAACAAATGATTTTCCACCAACAACAATTGAACAATGTGGATCCAATGGTGAAATTTGCCGTTGAATTGATCCACAAACGTGTCGCGCCATTTGACGTTTTCGTTGTGGCGTCGGATCGTGAATCAACCGATCGGATCGAACGAATGGAGGTTGTCGCCAAGGGACAATTTACCAAACCGTCATGGATCAAATCAACATCAAAATCCAACGGTGTGATTTTTTTTGTGACATCGACCAATTTCCGCAGAAAATCCAACAAAATGATTTCCGAGGCCATGGAGGCCACCAAAAAGGAAATCGAGGGGTTGACATTGGAATCGGTTGATCATGCAAAATTCACGGCGTTTTTTGTCGCCATGAAAGCCAAAAAAGAAAAAACCGAGGAACCGATCGCGGATCAACCCGCAGAGGAACCAACAATTGAATCCCAGGAATGAAAAAACCATTCAAATATTTGGTCATTCATTGCACCGCAACACATGAGGGGAAAAATATTTCACCCGAAACAATTGTTCGTTGGCATACGGCCCCACAACCAAATGGTCGTGGTTGGTCGCGTGTTGGATATTCGGACATGATTTTGTTGGACGGATCCCGTCACAAATTTGTGGAACACAATGGTGATCGATTCATTGACAACAATGAAATCACGAATGGCGTCAAAGGGATCAATTCAATCGCCCGTCATGTTGTTTATGTCGGAGGATTGGATCCAAAATCGTCCAAGGCCAAAAACACATTGACCGAGGTTCAAAAACAAACATTGATTGGAATCATTCATGAAGTGTTGGCGTATCAACCCGACGTGATCATTGGAGGCCACAATCAATTCGACAATAAAGCGTGTCCGTCATTTTGGGTTCCGAAATTTTTGGAATCAATTGGCGTTCCCGAAAAAAATATTTACAAAAACGACCCGTTTGGATATGGCCGCATGTTTTGAAAATTTCATTGGGATCCGTTGTGTTTCCCAAACCGCCCCAAAATCGGGGTTGTTCATTGACGATTTGGAGGGAATCAATTTAAGATTCGCCGCAGACGTGGCGGATTCGGGTTTTTCGTCGGGCGTCCAATTGGTTGAATCGAAAATTCGATTCGCCACCCAATTGGTGTTGAACGACATCGCCCGTTTCACCATTCCATTTTTTCGAATGAATTCAATCGTTGACGAATTGGTTGTCGGCGAATGGAAAAACACATTTTTGACACCCGATCCAAGCGATCGAGGCGTTCGGATCACAACCCGCGAATCGCGATTGTTGCGCGTCCGTGTTCAATCCGTTCAAATTCGGATCATGGAACCAAATTTCATTGGCCAAATCAAAATTGTGGACGGGACCCAGGTGGCCACGTTTGATTTTGAAACCGACGCGAATGGAAACGCCGAGGTGTTCCCGAATTATTTGTCGCAGACGGCGGAAATTTACGTTGTCCAAGACAACACCGCGATCAATCCAAACAACACCATGGTCAAAGGTGGTTGTTCATGTTCGTCAAAAAAATCGGAATTCATGATCGCCAACGGTTGGAATGGTGTCACAACCACGACAACGTCGTTTGGTTTGGTTGTCCAAGCCAACGCGGAATGTTCAACCGACGAAATCGGTTGTGTGTTGGCCCAAAAAATTCGTTTCGCGGTTTTGTATCGTGCGGGAATTGAAATAATAAAGGAGGCGATCACAACCGATCGTTTGAATTCGGTGACGTTGTTGGATTCCGACAAATGTGAATTTTTGTTGACCGAATTCAACAACCAATACAAACAACAATTTGAAACCGTCGTCCAAACATTGCCCGAATTGTTTTCACGAATCGACGACATTTGTGTCGTGTGCAATCAATCGCGGTATGTTTACGGAACGCCATAAAACAACAAGATCATGAAATGTAATTGCAACAAGCCAAGCCGACCCGCGTCGCGTCCCGTTTCACGTCCAACGTCGAAACCACGTCCAAGGTATTGAACAACAAAACAAAATCGATCATGTCGTCGTATCAACCACACACACCCAGGATTCAAACGGAATTGTTCGAAATATTCGAATCGGTGTGTTCGTTAAAATTAAAAATGAAAACATTGTTTTTTTCCGTTGTCGGAGGATTCACCATTGGAGGATTGTCCGCATTGATCGACGATTGGATTTTTTCCCCGTCGGTGTCTTATTTCGCGTTGATCGGTTTGATTTGTGCGGATCATGTCACGGGCGTTTCGTTGGCGTGGCGTCACAATAAATTCGAAACCAAAAAAGCGTTGCGAATTTTTTGGACGATATTGTCCCACACGGGTTTGTTAATGTTTGCCACCAATTTGTCCAAAGGATCCGCCGCGTTGTTTTGGTTGAATGAGGGCGTTTTTGTTCCATTGGTGATTGTCAATTTGTTGTCATTGATCAAAAATTTGTCATTGTTGGGTTGGATCAAACGAGGATTGGCGGATTTCTTTTATCGCAAAATTGACGCCTACAAAAACCAATACATTGAAAAAAATGAAATCCCGAATTGAATGGATCACATTGGTGATCATGATCATGGTCATGTCGTCGTGTATCACGGCGGAACGTTGTCATGATCGGTTCCCATGTCCAACACGGACCGAGGTGAAAACCGTGATCCGTGACACGACAATCGTGACCAACCGAACATCATTCGACACGATCGTCCGTTGGTCGTCCCGTGACACCATTTTCGTCAAAGATCAAAAAACCAAGATCGAAACCAAAATTTTGTGGTTGCCAGGCGATTCAATATTTGTTGAATCAACATGTCCACCCGACACCGTTCGCGTGGAAAAAATCATTCAAACGTCCGTGACCACCGTAGAACCCGAACCGTCGAAAATTTTACCATGGAAATCATGGATTTGGGCCGTGTTGGGGATCGCCGCATTGGTGGCCGCGGGATATTTTGTCAAATCAATCAAACCAACCAAATGACACCCGACGAATTCAAATCAAAAATCGACAAAGCGGTTCGCGACGTTTCGTCCCGACAATCCGAATTTTTGTTTTTGGGGGCCAAGTTGTTGGAGGGCGAAATGAAACAACGCATTTTCAACGACGGGATCGGATCCAATGGATCCAAAATTGGAAAATACAAATCCAAATCATGGATCACCAAACGATCGGAAAGCGGACGACAAACCAACACCGTCGATTTGGAATTCACGGGTGATTTGAGGAATTCAATCAAACCCGTGAAATCGGGACCATTTGACGTTTTTTTGGTTGTTGTGAACGATCGGGATTTCGTAAAGGCAAAAGGCCAGGAGGACCGCAGAAAAAAGGAAATATTCACCCCAACGTCGTCCGAACGTGAATCCGTCGAAAAATATGTGGCGGATTTGTTCATGGAGGATTTTTTGAAAAACATTTGACCATGTTGAACATTGTGAAAATATTGGCGGATTCAATACACCAATGGATCCCCGAAATGAAAAAATCGGTGTATTTGGCCGCGATCGACGACGACGGTCGTGTGTTGATCAAAAACCCAAACGAAAACGAATATCAATTCGCGGGGGTTCATGATCACGACGATTTGTATTTTTATATCCGTTTTCGAAATGACGGTCGGATCCAATTTTCCGAATCACCGTCCAACAAAAGGTTCACCGCGTTCCAACAATTTTTTCGTATCAAATACCAATTGACCGTTGTCGCATGTGTTCGCGGTGTCGAACCCCATTGTTTGGAGGAACGTTTGAGATTTGCGATCATGACGGCGTCATTGCCGTCCACGTCCATTTTCACCAATGTGTTCGTTGAACCGATTGAATCATGGTTGGATCCGATCGCGGTGGTCAAAAGGGAATCCCCAAACAAAAACAAACCATTCGACAAAAAATTGACGTTTGTGGCGTTTGATTTTGATTTGGTTGGTGATCGCGACATGACGTTGGAGGAATATTGTGACACCATAAACATCGGAGGAAATTGTCCATGATCCAACGGATCAAATATTGGTTTCAATGGATCGCAGAGGTTCAACAAGCGGTGAACGAAATCCGATCCAAATCGCCATTCGGAAAATTTTGACGTATATTTGAAAAAACATTGAACAATGAATTGTGGTTGTGTCAAACATTTAGGTTGTTTCGTTCCAAACGACACCATTGATTTCGGATTGGTCGCCCCATGTGACGCGACAATCACGTTTGAAATCTTCAATTCCAACGGATCGTTCCAAACGATTGACGTGGAATTTTTTGAGGGCGACGCGTTGACGTTGCCGTTCACATTCAACGAAAACGCGGACACCGTGATCAAAATTCGGGTTCCCGAATGTGCGGCGGTCCCAGGTTGGGGATATTTTACCACCAACGACGGGGCGTGTTCATGGTCGGTTTCGGGAATGATCCCACATTGTTAATTTCAAAACCCATATAAAAATGAACAACAACAAAATCGTCAATTCGATCAACACGACATTTTTGGTCGGGATCGGAATCATGATCGGATTCATGGTCGCCAATTTGATCACAATCCCCACACAATTCACCATGGTTTCATGGGCCGCGATCGTTGCGATCACCGCCGCCATGGTTTCAATCTTCATTGATTTCGTAATTCAACCAGGCCACATTTTTGGTTTTTGGTCGCGTTTCCTCGATTCAATGAAAAATCCCAAAAACCCATTTCGCGCCATGGCCAAACCATTGGGCGGTTGTTTGTATTGTATGAACGTTTGGGTGACGTTTGGGACGTTTATTTTGACCAAACAAGGGATTGGAATGTCGTGGTGGTATTTGATCCCCACGGCGGCAATTTCCCACGTCGTTTTGGCGATCATGGAACGCAAGGTGAACGCATAAAGAAAAACCCCGATTGGGTGTTTGGTTGAATAAATTAGTTTAAGTTAAAGCAAAACAACGGGGGCCAACGGGTTCCCGTTTATTTTTCCCAAGATCAACAAACAATTGTTGAAAATAATTCAATGAAAATTTGTTGGAACCGATTTTTTGTGTAATTTAGCCACATGAATCAAAACAACAACAACATGGAAACAACAATGACGGGACCGCAAAAGGTCATTTTCAAATTCACGGTAAAATTTCACATCGAACACGGAATGACCGAGGAACAAGCGATCCAAAAAGGATTGGACAAGGTCGCAGACATGAAAAAAATGTCACACCGTTTTCGCCACGAACGTTTTCAATCTTAAAAAATAATAAGGGCGGGGATCACACCCCGCCCACAATACACAACAACATGAAAGTCACATTTTTTTTCATTCAAAACATCAATGGAAAATTTGAAAAATCCATTGAAACCGCAACCATTCAAGACAAATTTCGCGGCGGAATTTTGGTTGTGAGTGACCGTTTTCCAAATGGGAAATGTATCGCGTCCGAAAACATCATTGAAACCATTGAATCATGAAGATCGCAGAAAAACACAACGTCACATTCGAAACGAATGGACAAAGGTCAACAATCACGGCAAACAATCGCGCCATGGCGATCGAAGCGTTTGAAACATTTGTTCGCGCCATGAATTTGATCGCGTTCGATCCCGATCCGTCGGGGTATCGTTACGCCCACAACGACGATTTGACAATCCGTTGTTGGATTGATCCACAATCGATTGTTGAAGATTCGACCAACAAAATTTGTTTGAATCAAAAATCCGCATAAATTAGCAAAACCAAAACAACAACAAAATGAAAGTAGAAACCACCCGTTTCAACGGGGTCCACGTTATCGAATTGGATTCGGTACGTTCCGCCAAATACGACGACAATGTCGAACGTCACGGCGATCATTCACACACATGTTTCATTTGCGGGAAACCGACGGGATCCCGATCGTTTGTCCATTACACAACCGACGGATTTTTGATCCCCGCAGACATGGACGCGGACGATTTGGAATTTTTCGACATGGAATCCCAAGGTTGTTTTCCGATCGGTTCGGATTGTGCGAAAAAAATCGATTCAAAATTCATTGTCACATATTAAATCAAAATAAAAATGTCAAACAACAACAACCCCCAGGCAACACCACAATTTGAAATGGTGGCCCGTTATGCAACCCCAAACCAACCCAATGAAGCGATCCAAATCGTTCGGTTTCATTTATTGCAAATGAACGCCCGTCGATTTGCAACGATCGAGGAATCGGGATTTGAGTTTTGGACCAAGGACAACCGCGTGTTTGTGATCCAACGCGACGGTGATTTTTTCCGATTGTTCACATCGATCGATTTCGATACATTGGACACGGCGTTGGACGCCATTGACAAATTTTTCCGAATCCCAAAAGTTGATTTTTGATCATGCAAATTTCCGAAATCAAAATTTTGGTGGCGTGTGAGGAATCGGACGAAGTCCGTGGACGTTTCGAATCATTGGGATTTGACGCGTGGTCATGCGACATTCAACCAAACCGAAACCCAAACGCCAAACATTTCCAATTGGACGTGTTGGAGGTGATCACAATGGGGTGGGACGCCATGATCGCGTTCCCCCCATGTACACATTTGGCCGCGTCGGGATCGCAATGGTTCGCAGAAAAACAAAAGGACGGACGCCAACAACAAGCGATCGAATTTTTCATGGCCATGATCAACGCCCCGATCAATCAAATCGCCGTTGAAAATCCCATTGGGATCATGTCGTCACAATATCGCCAACCCGATCAAATCATTCAACCGTATTTTTTCGGGGATCCGTTCACGAAAACAACATGTTTGTGGCTGAAAAATTTTCCGTTGTTGTATCACAACGACGCCCCCAATTTGTTCGACGACGTTGTCACCCATACGTCCAAGGGTGAATTCATTGAAATCGTGGACAAACGGACGGGGAAAATTAAGAAAATGCCAAAGTGGTACAACGACGCGTTCAATGGCCCCAAGGCGTTGCGATCACAAACAAGATCCAAGACATTCCCAGGAATCGCCGAGGCCATGGCCAAACAATGGTCCGAATCAATCATTCAATTCAAAAGTAAAAATGGAACAAAATAAAAAGCCAAGCGGGAACCACAATGTGATCCCCGCCCGACCCAATGTTCAACGAAAAACGCCGAACAACAACAACGAGGTCAAAGATACAAACGAAATCACAATGTTGTCGTGGATTTTTGATCGGTTTTGTGATTTGGAAATTTCGTTCA